AACTGATATTCATTACGAACAGTTCCGTCGAAATCTACGGTATAACCATAATAGCCGCCACCTGATACTGGTTGCGACCCATCAAGATTATCCTTTTGCACGAAAGAAGGCCCTTTTGGGGCCTTCTTAGCACGATCCAACGAAAATCCAAATAGTTGAGACATTATGTGCTTTGAATTAATTCCCTGATATATTTATCAGGGTTTAAATTCATCAGTTTCCTTCGACTGCTTGAGGTGCCCAATACTGGACTTGAAGCTCAACAGTGAATTCTTCAATAGCATCATTGTTGCCGTAATCAAGATCGATTGCGGAGATGTTGCTGGGGAATACGTTGTAGAATTTGTAAGACTTGAGAATCTTAGGTGCATCGCCATCTTTAAGATCGCGTGCTAGTTGATGGACGCTCATGTCGGCAAAGTAACCAGTTGCATCACTTGCATCGCCAAGTGTGCCTGCTGCAGTGAAGTTTTCGTTTGCTGCCTGAATGCTGTTTGCCCAGAGCTCGAATGCATTTCTGAGGACGAAACCAGAATCATTCATGATCGTGATTGTCCAAGGCTCGAATGTGCGATCCCCAGCGATCTTTAATACACGACCTCTGAATGGCACTTCGATAACACCAATCTGAGAAGCGGGAAGATTTGCTGCTCTAACAGTAAACTTACCGAAGGTGCTAAGTGCAGATTCGTTGATAATTCCAGTAGGGAAGTTAAGATCTACTTGGAATAGATTAGGTCTAGCAAAGTCACTGACTACACTAGCCTTAAAGTCATCAATAGTTCCTCTAATTGCCATGGTTCTTAAATGTCTCCGTCGTTAATATTTAGACTAATTAAAAATTTCAGGGGGTCTTTCGACCCCCCTTTAAATCAGTTAGCGACTTCGCTGAAGGAAACGCCCGTGCGGGTTGCCACGAAGGACAAGGTTACGAAGTTAATCGTGCGGGTTGGTTTCACGAAGATCTCAGCGTAGAATTCGCCACGATCAACTGCATCAGGTGGGTTGTTGGTTTCATCGCACTTGACGAGGAAGTCAGTTACACCACGACGACCTTGGACATCACGGAGATATGGCTCAACGATGTTGATAAAGAGGTTTCTTTGTGCCTCATCGTTTTGCTCAAAGAGTTGAGTCTTCGCTGCTTGACCGATAACTCTCTCGATAACGAGGAAGAGACGGCGGACATTGATACGATCGAATGCAGAAGCGAAACCTTGTGCAGTCTTGTCACCGAAGAGGACAATGCCTTGACCAGGGAAAGAGACTACTGGGTTGACACGGTTTGCATACAAAGTGTCACGCTGAGTCTTATTGGGGGAGAATGCCAACTTGATAGCATTTCTCAGGACACCGCGAGAGAAACCTGCGGGGGAATACCAGGGCTCTGCAGTCTCAGCAGTTTGTAAGCAAAGACCTGCAATGTCACCATTGCAAGGGACATAACGATAAACATCATTATACTTATCGTAGATATACTTATAACCGCTGTCAAATACAGCATAGTTAGAAGAAGAAACCTGATCGAAGTAGTTTACAATATTGTTTGTGATTTGCTGTGTATCGGTCAAACCAATAACATCAGATCTCTTAGGCGAGAAGAATGCCATGCAATCGCGGCGCTCTTCAACAATATTGATTAAGGTTGTTGCTTTTGCAATTGCAGAAGCATCATCAGCACCTGCAGGACCAGAGAGGAGGAAATCAACGGTCTGCGACTCGGGGTCATCAACCAAACCATAGGCAGTTGCAATTGCGGTGTTGGTAACAGAATATGCACCACCAACGTTGGTGTAAGTTACACCACCAGTGAGTCTATAGTAGAAAGTGCCATTGTTTTTAGATCCAACAGTGATTGCACCAGATGGATATGCAGTTGTGCCAGCAGCAGAGCGAAGAAGATTAAAACGACGGTTAAGTGCAGTCTGTCCCCAATCACCATCAGAAGCAACAGTATTACCAGCAAATGCTGCTGTTTCGTGGGATCCCCAATAGATGTATCTGGACTTTTGCTTAATTACTTCCTTATAGTAATTAACTTCGCCAACGGAAGTCTTAGCATCGCTGCCCTTTGAAACACTAATGAAACGCTCAAGGACCGAACCAGGGTTGCCAGTGACTTTGCCATCAACGTCAACGACTAGAATGTGCAATTCGTCATTGGATCCACCAACACCATTTGCATAGAGAGATGTGCCAGGGCGAGGAGCAACGTTGATCCACTTAGAACCAGGAAGATACTCACGCTCATTATACTCGGTGCGAGCAGAAGTAACTGCAACAGAAGTGGAGTTGGTATCCAGAATAGCGTCGGTTGCTGCGAATGCAACACTTGCATCATTTAAA